CATCCAGTTACTAAAGATATAGTTTTAAAAAGAGATGTTGAGTCTATTAAGAGATCAGTAAGAAATCTTATAATGACTAATAAGTTTGAAAGACCATTTCAACCACAAATTGGAAGCGGTGTTAGAGGCGTATTATTCGACTTAGTAGGACCTACCACTGCTGTTGTTTTACAGGGTGAAATAAAGCGAGTGATAGAAAATTATGAACCAAGAGCAGAATTGGTTAATGTTAGAGTAATTGGTGATATTAATAAAAATGGTTATTATGTAACAATAGAATTTACACCTTTAAATTTTCCCGAACCAGTAACAATCGAATTTTTCCTTGAGAGGCTAAGATAAATGGCATTATCAGATAAAATACAAGTAACCGATTTAGAATTTGATGGAATTAAAGCTAATTTAAAAGCTTATTTATCATCACAAGATAAATTTCAAGATTATGATTTTGAAGGAAGTGGTATGAGTGTATTATTAGATGTTCTTGCATATAATACTCATTACATGGGTTACTATGCAAATATGCTTGGTAATGAAATGTTTTTGGATTCAGCAACTTTACGGGAGTCTGTTGTATCACATGCAAAAACTATGGGTGTCACTCCAACATCTGTTAAACCTGCTACTGCGAAATTAGATTTTGTTTTCACACCAGGTAGTTTACCTCCCAGTTTGACAATTGAAAAGAACACAAAGTTTGTATCGAAAATTAATGGTCTTAAATATAAATTTGTAACCACTAAGTCAACTACAATTCCCAGATCCGTAAATGATACTTATGCTGTTACAGGTATTGAGATAATGGAAGGAGTAGTATTAACTAAATCATATACAGTAAACGCATCTGATCCTATACAGAGGTTTATTATTCCTAATGTAGATGTTGATTTAGATACATTGATAGTTAATATTCAAACTTCGGCTTCAAACTCCAAAGTCGATACGTTTACAAATGGTAATAATATTGATGTTACAACTGTCAAGTCAACAGATAAAGTTTATTGGGTGCATGAAATAGAGAAAAGCCAATATGAGATTACATTTGGTGATGGTGCAGTAGGTAAACCATTATCGGATGGTAATATTATTTTTATTGAGTACTTAGTTACATCGGGATTTGCTGCAAATGGAGCAAATGTATTTAATGCAAATACAACTGTTGCTGGTTTGAATCCATCACAATATATTCAGACAACTAATACAGCAGCAGTTGGAGGGTCAGATATTCAATCCATCAAATCATTAAAATTTCTTACTCCAAAATTATATTCAGCACAAAAACGTGCATGTACTGCAGATGATTATAAAGCAATTCTTCTAGAACAACGACCAGATATAGAATCTATCACTACATATGGTGGAGAGGATGCTGATCCTATTCAATATGGCAAGGTTTTTATTGCCATAAAACCAACCGGTAATGCAATATATAGTGATGTTGCAAAAGCAGCTATTATAAATGATATTCTCAAACAAACTAATGTTGTTACAGTTCAACCTGAGATTGTTGATCCAACATTCTTTTATTTACAATTAGATGTAACAGTTAATTACAATCCCATTACTAATTTAACAGATGAAGTTACTTTGAAATCAAATGTCAACTCATCAATACAAAACTATTTACAAAATAATCTTGAAAAGTTTGACCAGAAATTTAGATATTCGCAGTTAACACGGGAGATTGATAATACAGATACTTCTATTAGAAATAATAAGACGATGGTAAGATATGCACAACGCATATATCCAGCAACATTTGGTGTACCAGCAACTTATATTTTAAATTTTAACAATCCAATTTTACAGGGTTGTTTTAAGAGTACTCAGTTTGTAGCGTCCGATGGACAAACTTATCAACTGGTTGATGATACTGTAGGTAATATAAAAATTGTTAGATTGTCAACTGGAACTCTTACAGGGACAGCATGGGTCAATGATTATAGTTCAGGTCATATTCATAGAGTAGATGATACAGGAACTCTCCATACTGGTAAATATCATTATGAAGAAGAACATGCTGCGGCTAGTCAACTTCTTGAACAAATGATTTTACCTGACGGAACAACAAATATAGGCACAATAGATTATTCTACAGGAAAAATTAACTTAGTTAATTTTGCACCTATGTCAATTACTTCTGGTGATTCTTATATTAAATTAAGTGTACATCCTCAAGTGACTACATCTGATATTACACCGTTGCGAGAACAAATATTAACTTATGATGTTAACGATTTAGAATCAATTGTTATTAAAATGGTTTCGGAAATAATTTAAATGGCTGAAGTTAATTCAAATTCCCCTATACACCCTGATCTTTACCAAAGGGTTTCAGTAAAGGTAGAAGGTCAGTTACCTGATTTTGTAAAACAAGATCATCCTACGTTTGTAGCTTTTCTTGAGGCTTATTATGAGTATATGGAGCAACTGGGAAAGCCAATTGAGGTTATTGGTAATTTACAGAACTATGTAAATTTAGATAAGACAACTGATGATTTTCTTGATTATTTTAAACAACAGTTTGGTAAAGACCTTCCAGAAGCAGTATTTGCTAGTGCCAATAAGCCGTTCGTATTAAAGAAGCTTCGTGATTTTTATCTTTCAAAAGGTAGTGAGAAATCTTTTCGATTTTTATTTAGATTATTACATAAGGAAGAAATAGATTTTTATTATCCTTCTGAAGATATGCTTCGTGTGTCAGATGGTAAATATACAAAGAATAAAATTATTAGAGTGATAGATGGATCTGGAACTAATGCAGTTTATGATTTAATAGGAAAACAAATAAGGGGTACTGTTTCTCATGCAGAGGCAATAGTTGAATTAATAATAAAAGAAAAGGTCGGTAGTACAGAAGTAACAACAATGTATTTATCAGGCGTGAGAAATGAATTTGTAATTAATGATACGATAGTTGATGGTTCCAATACCTATACAGTTGGTTCTATGGTTACGGGTTATAATATAACAAATCCTGGTAATAATTATATCATTGGTGATGTTCTTACTGCTGACGGAGGCGTGGGTGATTCTGATGCAACAATTAAGGTTGATTCGTTAACTAGTGGAGAAATTGCCACTATTACTATTAATGATGGTGGTAGTGGATATGTTGTTGGGGATGTGTTGACTGTAGATAATAATGGTGTTAAAGATGTTGATACAAGAACAGCTAGTTTTGTTGTTAAAGAAGTTACATATGGTAGTGCTATTCCACTTGGTGCTGTTACACGAATAGAAATAGAAAATAAAGGTAGAGGTTATACTGGTCTTCCTACTATTAGTGGCGGGACGGGTACGGGACTTGCGGTTACTTTAACAGGAGATAATATTGGTGGTGTTAAAACATTAAAAATTAATAATGGTGGGTTTGGTTATTTAACTAATCCAACTATTGATTTTTCTGCGAAGGGTGATGGAACAGCAACAGGGACAGGAATTATTTCGGGATATGAAAATGAATATAATGTTGGTTGGACAGGTGATGATGGTTTTCTTTCAGCAGGTAAGTACATTCAAGATAGTCTTTATTATCAATTATTTTCTTATGTCATTACCTCCGGTGTGTCAATTCAAAACTGGCGAGATATTGTAAAACAAACGGTACATCCGGCCGGGATGGCAATGTTTGGTAATGTTCAGATCCATGGTTATGCTTCTACTACATTAAATGCACATACATTTGCTCCTCCTGGATTACCACAACAGGAATATACAATTATTTTTCACGAAGGTTCAATTGAACCGCCTGTTGTTGTTAAGATACCAGTTGACTCTTGCGAAGGTGAGATTGAATATATTTTCTTACTTGATGCAGATTATTTATCCGTTCTTGATTCTGAAGGAGATCCACCAGCTAATGAGGAGTGGGCATTAGTTACTGAATCAATTACAGAATCAGATGATTGGGGTTTAGTTACTACACCAACTTTCTTTGTTGCTCCAACAGTTTGTCAAATCTATCTTAAATTTTTAGGAATACAATATCTTAAAAATTTGAAAGGTTTAGCAGATTATTTAGAATTAACAATTGGAGCAACTAGATTTGGTGATGACGGTCTTATTACAGATTTACAAGAAACTGAAGAAGGGGAGGATTTTGGAAATCTTACAGATGAAATTATTCTTTCAACTCAATTAAGATTGGGACCGCTAAGAAGGAAATTAGATTACTGGAAATTTAGAACACAGGGTGGATATTCTCAAGGTGTTATTGGAACTGGTGCTTCAGCAGATGTAGATGCTCCTGTAGCAGGTGCTATAACTGGTTTTTCAAACTTAGTAGGTGGAACTGGATATGTTAATCATGCAGGTAAAAGTATAGGTCCGCCAAGAGTTGTGTTTGATAATACTGGAACGGGAGGAACTGGTGCTAAAGCAGATATAACTATTACTGCTGGTGTTGTAACTGCTATAACTGTTACAGACGGTGGAACTGGATATACATCTGCACCAACTATTATAATTACTGGATCTGGAGAACCTGGAGGAACAGAATCTGGAACTGGTATAGGACCTTTCTTGAGTCAATTAACATTTGATTGGCAAGCACTAGGTGGTATGAAGCAAAGAAATCTAACAAATGCAATAATTACACAATGGGATCATGCTGTGACTCCTGATATAACATATGGTGAAACTACTAATTCAGGGTTTCTTACGAATGTATATGCAGATTCGTCTAAACGAATTTTACCGCCAGCGGATGGTCCGATTACATTACAATGGTATCAGCCAGGTGGTAATCCATAATAAAAAATAATAATCAACGCAAAAAGTATTATAAATATTATAATAAACAAAAAGATGAGGATAAAAAATGTCTGCTATAATTAATAACAGTTTTAGAAAATTCAATGCTGATAATTTTATCAGTAGTTTTGTTGGTAATAATGTCTATTTGACAATTGGTAAGAATACTGAATGGTCAGGTCCAAGTGCTGGGGAATATATTGAGCAAGCACCTAATGATGCTACGATTCCAGTTCCCATTGATACGACAGCTGCATATTATAAGAACCATGATGATTTGATTGCTATTAAAAAGATTAGTTCCGCAGATGTTTCTCATGTAATTAAAAGAGTCAATTGGACTACAAATACTAGATATGCAGAATACGATCATCTTCAAGATGATATGATTGATGGAGTTAACTTAGATGCTAATGGTTTACCAGATCCAGCTGGTGTATTAACAGATTTTTTTGTAATGAACTCTACTTTTAAAGTATATAAGTGTATTAGTAATTATGGTGGTGCTCTTTCCGTCAATGAACCTACTAATACTCAAAATAGTGTTTTTGAAACACCAGATCATTACAAGTGGAAATTTATGTTTGAAGTTCAGCAAGTAGATGTTGTTAAATTTGTAACGACTGATTGGATTCCAATTAAAGCACCTGCTGATAGTATTACTAATCCAGATCATGCTGCTGTAGAAAATGCAGCAGTTGATGGATCAATAGAACATATTAATGTTGTAAGTGGTGGAACCTTATATAAAAATGATAGTGGAAATGCAGTTGGTTCAACAATAAATACAATTACTTTAGCATCTACAGCAAACCAGACTGCAGGTTATTATGATAACATGACGGTGTATATTAGAGCGGGTAAAGGTGTTGGTCAGTTGAGAACAATAACGAGTTATGGTGGAAGTGATGAACTAGCAACTGTTAGTCCTAATTGGGATTCTGTTAATACATATCCTGATAGTACAAGCGTATATGATGTTATGCCTGCCGTTACTTTAGCATCTGTAGATAATAATGATGCTAGTGCTCATGTTTCAAGGGTTAATGCATCAACAGGAGCTATTGAAGCTGTTGCAATGAAAGAGGAAGGAACATTATATCGTTCAGGAACTGCTACTATAACTAGTGGCGGTGGCGGTGGAACAGCCGCGGTATTAAAAGTAATGATTAGTCCAAGGGGTGGACACGGCTTCAATGCTGTTAATGAGCTTGGAGGAGCATTTGTAATGTTAAATAGCCGTTTAGTTGGGATTGAAGGTGGTGATTTTCCTGTAGGTGCTGATTTTAGAAAAGTACAAATTCTAGTTAATCCTAGTTTAGTAGCAGGAGGTCTAGCAACTGGTAGTGCTTATCAGCAATCAGATTTAGCAACAGATACAGGAGATATTATTTATTCCGAATTTAGAGGTCCTATTAATAGAGCATCTGATTCAACTGAAGATATAAAAATCGTTTGTGAATTTTAATAAAAGGAAATTTTAATGTCGAATTTTAATATAAATACAAATCAAAGTCCTTACTTTGATGATTATGATGAAGAAAAAGATTTTCATCAAATATTATATAAAGCAGGATTTCCTGTTCAAGCTCGTGAATTGACGCAAGAACAAACTATTTTAAGAAATCAAATCAAACGATTTGGGAATCATGTTTTTCAAGATGGTTCTAAGGTTACGGGTGGTGATGTTACTCTTAATTTAGAATATGAATATGTAAAATTAGAACCACAGTATAATGGTGTTAATATTACTCCTTCAAATTTTCATGGTAATACTGTACTTGGTACAGAATCAGGTTGTAAAGCTATTGTTTTAAATAGTATTGTTAATGATATTACTACAGGTGATCCAGATACGATTTTTGTAAAGTATATTTCTGGAGAATCAGTTACTACAAAAGTACAAGGTATTTTTGTGAAAGGTGGAGGTATTGGTTATACATCAGCACCAACAGTTGCTATTACTGGTGGGGGTGGAGCTGGTGCTTCAGCCGTGGCAGTATTGAATACTGCAGGGGAAGTCGGAGCAGTTAATGTAACTAGTAAAGGATCAGGATATACTTCTGCACCTTCTATAACATTTACAGGTGGTAGTGGTTCTGGTGCAGAAGCTGATTCAACCATAAATACTGCCGCGTCCTTTAAAAATGGTGAACGTATTGTTACAGAGAATTTAGCAACTTCTGGAATTGCACAATCAAGTGGATCGACTGGTAGAGGATCTGCTGTTTCTATAGATGATGGTGTGTTTTTTATCTCTGGTAATTTTGTTCGTATTGCTGCTCAAACAATTATTTTAGAAAAATATACTGATAGACCATCACAGAAAGTTGGTATTACAGTTGCAGAAACAATTGTTGATTCTGGAGCAGATTCTACCTTATTAGATAATGCACAAGGGGCATATAATTTTTCTGCACCTGGTTCAGATCGTTTAAAGATTGCTTTAACCTTAGTAAAAAAATCAGTTGATAGTGTAGACGATATAGATTTCTTTGAACTTTTAAGAATATCTAATGGTCTTATAACTAAAGATTTTAGGAGACCACTTTATTCAGAATTAGAAAATACATTAGCTAGTAGAACATATGATGAATCGGGAAATTATACTGTACGAGCTTTTAATATTCAATTAAAGGAAGATGCATCTGATGCTACAAAGTTTAAAGTTCGTATTGATCCAGGTAAAGCTTTTATTGAAGGAAAAGAATATGAAACCTTTACTGGTACTGATGTTTCAATTGATAAAGCCAGAACTTTTGCAAATGTAAATAATTTTGATCGTCTAATGCAATTTGGTAATTATGTTGTTATAACTTCCTTAAAAGGATTGTTTAATATATCAACACAACAAGAAATTGATTTACATAATGTAGCTTCTGCATCTATTGATCTAACTGATGACACTACATACGCTACATCAAAAATTGGAACGGCAAAAGTTAGAAGTGTAGATTATGTTTCTTCTGGAGTTTTTAATTTATATATTTATGATATTAAAATGACTGCTTCAGCATTTACTGCTGTTGATTCGTTTTTTCTTCCAGTTGATCTATCAACTACACCAGTAGTTGAAACTTCTTCTTGTGATATTGATAATAGTGGTCGTGTTGGAGGAATAGCAGGTGGTGCTACAACACTATATGAAACCAACGAAAATAGTTTAGTATTTCCTTTAGCACAGAATGTTATTAAAACAATTCGTGATGCAGATAATGTAATTGATACAAGTTATAGAGTAAAGAGGGTATTTGAAAGTGTTGTTTTTGCAACCGGTGTATCAACTATATCAACAACAGGTAGTACAGAAACTTTTTTTGGTTCAGGTACTTTAAGTGATACAAATAAATTAGAAGGGTATCTTGTAACAGTTAGGACAGTTGGAACTTCATCATATACAGTTGGACAAATTCTTGACTTCACTGGTTCTAATGAGAGTATGTTAGTTAATGCACCCAGTAATACTAGTATAACTTTTGATACAGGGGGAACTGACAATTTTACAGCTGATATTATTGCAACAATTAATTTAGATGGAAAACAGGAAAGGGTTAAAACATTAATTAGTACTGAAACAAAAACTATTACTACACCAAATACTACACCTACAGGTTATGATTCTTTAGAAGTATCTGATGTTTATAAAATTCATGCTATATATGATTCCGGTGATCCTGTAGTTGATCCAATAATTCCTTCACTTAATTTAGATAATCCTTCTAATGATGCTTTAACCGTAGGTGAAACTATTACAGGTGAAATTTCTGGTGCTACTGGAAGGGTTGTAACAAGTGTTGGTGGTGCAAGTTCACTTCAGTATATTCCTATAACAGGATCTTTTGTTCCAGAAACTATTACAGGTGGAACAAGTGGGTTTACTAAAACTGTAACTGTTGCTGTAGCTGGTCATCCAGAGATATCATCCCATTATGAATTAGATAGTGGAATGCGAGATAATTTTTATGACCATGGACGAATAAAATTAAAGGCCGGACAATCAGCACCGGCAGGAAGAATAACAGTTATCTACGATCATTTTACGCATTCTGGTACTGGCTATCTTTCAGTTGATTCTTATGCAACTGTTGATTTTGATTCTATACCAGCATACATTAGTCCTATTACAGGTGTAGAAGTTGAATTAAGAGATTGTGTAGATTTTCGACCAAGACGTGCCGATGGAGGTACTACAATAGAAAATATTGAAATACCTGTACCAAATACAAATTGGTCGGCTGATTATAGTTATTACTTACCGAGAACTGATTCAGTTTATATTAGTAGAATTGGAACAACAGCAAGGGAGACTATTGCTACGGATGTATTTGGTAGTAATACGGGAGTACCTTCATTACGACAAACCTCTCCGCCACGTTTAGATGGAACAATGGATTTGTATAGAATACGAATTCCTGCTTATACTTTTAAAGCAAGTGATGTTAGTGTAGAGTATATTGAAAATAAACGATACACTATGCGTGATATTAGTAATCTTGAAAAACGATTAAGTAATGTTGAGTATTATACTTCTTTAACTTTGTTAGAAAGGGAAACAGATTCATTAGTTATTAAAGATGCTGCTGGATTAGATAGGTTTAAGAGTGGAATATTGGCAGATGAATTTAGTGGTCATTCTGTTGGAGATGTTTTTAGTCCTGATTATCAATGTTCTATTGATTTTCAAGAAAGATTTTTAAGACCACCATTTAAAATGGAATTAACAGATATTGATTTTAACTCTGATGAATCAACAGGTATACAACGAACAGGTGATTTGATTTCTCTTCCTTATGAATCTGAAACATATATAGATCAACCATTAGCAAGTAAGTTTATTAATGTTAATCCATTTGCTGTAGTTGCATGGATTGGTATTGTTGAATTGACACCACCAAATGATAATTGGATTGATACTAATACGCGACCAGAAGTTGTTGTAAATATAAATGGTGAAAATGATGGATGGGAACAAATGATTGGTTTTGGTTTTGAAAGCCAATTTAATACTTGGGAAACAATAGGAACGGGAAGACAACTTAGATCACAGACAAGAGGGACTACAGCAGCAGAAAGAGCTGGTGCAGGTGCAGGAAGGGCTCTAAGACGACAAACTGAAACACTTGCATTTCAACAAGGGTCAATAGAACGTGCTGAAATAACAGGCACAGAAGCAGTAAGAAATGAAGTTGGTGAAAGGGTTACTGATGTTTCTATTATTCCTTTTATAAGGTCACGCGATATAACTGTTAATGTAACTGGTATGAAACCATTGACACAAGTATATCCATTTTTTGATGGAGAACCTGTTTCGGCATATTGTACACCAACTGGTGGTGTTCTCGGTGATCCGATTTACACTGGTGAGTCTGGTGAAATATCTGGTTTAATTTTTTCTCTACCTAATACTGATACTTTAAGATTTAGAGTAGGAGATAAACAATTTCTTTTACTTGATAATGCAGCGGGCGACTTACTACTTGCTGGTACACGTGGTGAAGTGATTTATCAAGCAAGCGGTTTATTGCAACAAAGAGAGAATGTAGTTCTTTCTACAAGAGTACCAAGAATTGAAAGGAGAACTACTCAGGAGGCGAGAGTTAGTATTAATACGACTGTTGACTTTTTTAATCCTCCTCCTCCACCACCAAGAGATCCGTTGGCGGAAACTTTCTTTGTAGATGGAACTATATATCCAAATGGTCTATTTCTTTCAAGTCTTGATGTATATTTTAAAAGTAAAGACACTAATAATATTCCAGTAACTTGTGAAATTAGAACCACTGTTAATGGTTATCCATCAACTGTAGTAGTTCCTTTTAGTGATATATCAAAACTACCAGATGATGTAACTACTAGTGAAGATG